TTAGAACTTATAAACTAAATTATCTTCATACTTGCCGTGATAGTTTGTCGAAGTATTAATACTGATCTTCTTATAATCTGTAAATGACTCCCAGTTATGTGTTTTCGTTTCAAGCATAAAATCCACAAACCGTATAAATTCAGATTTTGTTGAACTGAAAAAGATAAAAGGTGGTCTTGTCAGATTAATTAGTCGTAAAAAATCAATCAAATCAAAGTACGTATCCATGCTATACGCAGCTTGATGTGTGCATAAGTAAGGTGGATCTAACACAAATAACGTCTTTGGCTTGTCGACAAACCGAGGCAATAATGAATGAAATGACTCATTAACAATTTCAAAACCATTAAAATAATCTTGTGCCTCACTATAATCAGACAGACGAATGCAATTATAAAATGACAAGCGATATAGCTCACTTAATGTTCTGACTTGATGACCACTAAATAATAACCAAGTAGACAACACATGCGGATCTTTATAGCCATTAAATGCTTCTATAGCTTGAATCACTTTGTATTTCATATCACAGCTTAACTGCTTCCGCCGCGGCTCATTTTTAAGTAACTCAAGCAAGATACGACGCAGTTTATTCAAATCTCGAATGTGCTTTAACCGCTCACTATAACCATCGAAGTCATTATAAATAACACGCGCTTTGGGCTTGATGTGTTTTGTGACATGACTTAGAAGTCCGCTACCGCCGAAAGCATCAATAATCGTCCATCCCTCACCATCACCAGGAATGTGTTCGTTAATGATATTGATGTAATGATTTAAGAAGAGTCGTTTTTGTCCAACGAATGGGAGTGGCGCTTGTTTATAAAATGATTGATTGTTTTTCATATACTGTAAGCCTCTTTCACATACTGAAAAAATGCGCTAGACTTTACATGTCTTTGCAGGGACCATGGGTCTAGCGAGAGTTAGTTATTGCCTACAGGTGTCGTCTGTTGGTGATAAAGTAAGTATGCTCCGCAAAAGCATACTTACCGCCCATGTTTTAATCTTTCCAAGTGATAGCTTTAACAGCCCACATTTGCGCTGTTTGCGCTTCAGTGATAGCCACACTACACATACGCTTAACCTCGCCTGAGGTTGTTTCGTTTCGCAAATCGTTTAATTGATCTATCACTTCAGCAAAAGTTCGTTTGCACTTATCTACTGCACTATCATTTGCCGGATTAAATGAAAGACCAACCGCTTTTTCACCATATGTTTGTTTCATGACTGTTTTCCTTTTTAAAAATTTGATAATAAGATTAATCTGTTTTTTAGGCACTCTCACTTACATTTCTATTCACCTCCTTTCACGATAATATCTTTAAACGCGATCGCATTGTTTCTTATTGTGCCAATCACGGTGATTTTAAATCGGATTTCTGTGACACCTTCCGGCAGTTCGCCCTCAACTTGTTTTACTCGCCATTCTGTTGTGTCAAATTCGCCAAGCTGTTCTGACACAGACCCTGACACAAACTCATCACCGCTATAAAGCATGACCCAGACTAAACACAGCCCATTTCGCTTATCATATGTGCCAACTTTATATGAGAGCGCAAAACGCTTGTACACACTTGAATCAACAGCAAACGATTTATAAATCACAGAATGCTGATTTGCATTTGATGAAAGCATGATGTATTTTCCGCCCGGCATGTCACTATCATCATAGTGATAAATAAGTGATTCGCCTTGTGTGAACCCCTCTGCGTAGTTCCAGTTATGTAATAGTTGCATGGCTCCAGCAACGCTGAAAGTATAGTTAAACAAGCTTTTTAAGCCGTTTTTTACTGAGCAAAGCGTCATTTTATTAAATTCTTCACCGTCAACTTTTTGTGGGTCCGGATAGCTAAACTGGCTATTTGTCGTTGATATTGTTCGAACAACAGTGCTGTCATTGAGTAATGCAATTTCATAACTGACGCCATCACCCAAAATCGTGCTGTCTTCTGTGTGCGAGATGAGATTATCGGCTTGCACATCGCGGTCACGATGCGCCCAGCTGATGATAAATGCTGAACTATCTGCAATACTACTAACAAAAGCACCATCCACCTTCACGTTACCCGGCGGGTAAGGACGCGCTTGACGTTGTTGTGTCGTAATCGTAAGCACTTCGGCGTCATCTTCTGCGAGTGTTTCTTGTGCTGTTTTAGTTAAAAGTTTGACGTTTAACTGTTCATTGACCGTGTATTTTGTGTTGTCTTCACCACTTGCCAGTAAATAGCACCATGCTCTAGCACCTGCGCTATGCGCTTGTGGCACAGTATCTGCACAACCTCGTCCTACGCTAAGTGTCCGCGTTTTTAAATCCACCGATTCAATTTTCACGATTTCATCATCAATCATCAGTGCAACCGCGTTTTTCAACGCATAGCTGTGTGTGCTTTCATTAAATTTGATTTGGGTTTGATACTTTGTAATGGCTTCTGTAAGCACAACAGACGGCGTAAAATCGCCTTCACCTGTGTCATTAAAGCCTGCGCCTGCATCAGTTAAAATCTCAAAACCAATGGATAGTGGTGTCGGTGCATCTGCCATTGCCGCGATAAAGCAATCCGTTGGTTTAATAAAGGCAAGCTCTGCATCACTAAACACAAGTGGAAAAACATGATAAGGGATTTCAAACACGTGGCTGTGAGTAATGGGTTTAGCACTATAATCTGGTGGCGTGTAAAGCGAGTCCGCTTTTTGAGTTGAATAGTTTGCCGCAGGCAAGCCAAACACATCTTGCATGCAGGTGACAATAAACTCGCCTTCGTTGCCGTTTTCAATATGACTCACGCGAAAGACTGCGCTTTCAATACCGCGGTCGGGAAGACTCACTTTAAATACATCGCCGTGCGTGAGTTCACTCGCACGCATGTCAAAGACGATTTTAAGCCGCGTCAAACTACTTGCCACAATCTCTAAATCGCGTTGAGCCACACGTGCGGCTAAATCAAACGTGGGAATACCTTTGTATTCCACGGTTTTTGTAATGACCCCGTGCATACGTACTGACGCGATGTTGTTAGCAATGGCTTTATCCTCACGGTTTGTCACTGGGTCTAGGTATTTCACCACCACTTGATTAGCGGCGTTATCGGTTGCCGCGTTATCGTCGTCTTGTACACGCAAAATGCCATTGTCGTAGTTAAACGTGTGCAACTCATCGACTTTATAGTCGTTACGAATGAGTTTAACGGCGTATTTCCCCGTTTTAACATCTTCGTATTGCACCGCACCGATGTGGTCGATAATTTGTTGCACGAACTCTTTAACTGAGCCCTGACGATTATAGCGAATACACAGCCCAAAGCCTTCCTCGAAGAGTGTATCTGCCGCTTTCTTATAGCTTTCTATATCCAATTCCGTAATGTCTTTTTTTCCGCCCCAACTCTTGTTTGTTGCACATTCAACTAAGATGTGCGCTGGGTTCATCGCGTGAATTTGCCGCACGTTTTCTTCTTGCTCCGGCGTTAAGCCTGAAATCTTTAAATTGTCATTACGCAGTAAAATCCGGGCTTTTTCCGGATACCAGGGCGCAACCGCGCCCCATTTGTGTGTGCGACGAACGCGGTAGCTATGTTTTTTCGGGTATGCGTTATAACAACTGATAAGTCCGCTAAATACGGTCGTAACAGTACCACGAAAGCCTGGAATCACATCTTCTGGACTGACATTGCCTGCGCTAATATCACCGTTTGAGAAAAAGGTGCTTTGCTCGACTTGTTGCTGTCTTGTTCTTTTTTTACGTCCTTTTCCACTTAATGCCGAATTAAGCGGAGGATTGTGTACATTTTTCAGTAAATTAATCAGCATTTGTGTCGGCTTTTGGTCCGGCTCACCCATCAAAATTTCCATTCTTCCCTGAATGCCGCCTTCACCGCCAGTCGCCTCGCCACCAAAAAGGTTAGGCTTGTCTATATAGATAGCTTTCGATTGTGTCAGCTCACCAGGCGTGCCTACATACGCGGTTTTATCATCTACACGGATTTCCACAATTTCATCCACCGGTCCGCGCCCAATGCCCGATTGAATATCCCAATAGTATCTGTAGCCAACTGTAACCGGACCGCCGCCACATCTTTTACCACCCATTATTCACCTCTTGCTTTTTCAGCTTCTGCCACACATTTACGGGCAAACACACTGCCGGTATCAAGTAGCACTTGCGCCTCAATGCCGTTTTGTAAAAAGTCGTTAAAATCTAAGTTTTCGCGTTTAAAAAAGGTTTCCACGCCCGATGCACAAAAACCGACGCGACGCATGTCTTGCATTGTAATCATTAATTTTTCCATCATTTACCCCTTCTTAATCGGGCTTGAACGGTAGTTACCGTAAGCCAACACTTGCCAGTCTTCTGTCCAACAATCGCCAAAAAAGACGCATTGTGGGATACCTTCATCCACTTGTGGGAAGTTCCATTCCTCGCTAGATACTGCCTCGATATTTTGTGCGTTTCGCTGACGTGGAGCGAGTGCCTGCGTCACAAAATAATTAAGTGCTAGCACAGCGACTGCACGAACCAGTGCCCAGCCAATAGCTGCAAACATATCACCTCCTTAAAATACTCTTGAACCGTCGTATGGCGACTTATTCGGCATGTGCGGGACGCCGCCAAAATTCAGCATATTGTTAAACTTTTTCAAACAAGTAACAGGTCTACCATCGCAACCGGGATACGCTTTAATCACTGTGCCGACAGAGAGTTTTTGTGTGCCACCAAGTAGTGTGAGCTGGTTGTTTTTATGTGTTTTAACCGCACGCACTTCACGCACACCATCACTGTCAATCCACTCAATAAAGCCAGCATTAAACCAACCTTCTGGTAAGTCATCGGGCACATTGACCACAATCATCACACCGTTCATCGCACTAATCGTAAGCCCTGCCACCGCAAAATTTTTAGGATTTAATTGGCAGTCTTGGTCATATAATGTGTACGGACAGTTACGCCCCCAGGTGAGCCTTAGTCCTGCGCTGTCCATCGTGGCTGAAAGCCCTGCCGAGATAAGCTGCGTTTTATGCACATCCGGGCGTTTTGCTTCAATGATTGTGCCAACCCACACCACACGCATTTCTTGTTGCTCGTAATGCAAACGCATAACCATCACTTTAACAGTTTGACTTGGCGGCATACCGCGATAAAGCAGTGCCACAGGGTTATTGCTCGGCAGTGTGATATTGATATTCTCACCTGTGCGACGCCCGGTGTCTGAAATAGCAATCGCGGTCCACTTTTCGTTATTGACCACGATGTCTTTATCTGCGTCACAAAACCGCCAGATTTTTTCGTTATCGCCGCGGATGAACTGATACAGCGTGACAGGCTGTCCGTCTGCGATAGAGTGCTCTTTGTCTAAAAAACTCATCTTTAAACTCCTTTTAAACCCTGTTTAAACCTCTAATTCATCACGCAAACCACGGAAACTCACGGTCACTGTTGCGACACCATCTGCATCGGTGTGATGTGTCCAGGTCACTTGGTCGCTTTCAAGTCGAGAGAGCGTGAGAAAGGATATTTTTGCTATCTCTTCTTGCTTAATTCTTAACTCTTCACCATCAAATGAGAGTCGCTCTGTTTGCTCGTCAACGACTGATGATGTGACGATTCTGCGATAGTGCACACTGCCGTCTGTGCACTCGATACGAATATCTTGACGACCAACTTGATTTTTCAAAATCGCGGTGTAGTGCATGAAATAGATATCAAACGTCTTAGTAGAAATGTCTGATTTCAGCGTGATATCTGTTGCTGATGTTGCCACCCAAATTGCGCGCTGTCTGCCACGTAGATAGTAGAACAGCTGACGTAATTTGCGCTGTTCTTCGCGATTCGCTAGCACAAAGCGATGACTTGTGATTTGAAACGCTTTACGTGCCGTATCGAGATAAAATGGCAAGCCAGTTTCATTATCGAGCGTTTGAATTAAACGCAGATATTGCGCGGTGATATCTTCGGACCATTCACTTGTTGGCTCTAATACCGGATGATTGCGATATGTCGGCAAATGCGTAATATCCGCTGAATGCGCATTGTGTTCATGAATCTGTAGTCGCACTTGCGCGCTCGAGACGCCATCACTTAATCGCGTGACTGTCGGCATATCCGTCAGTACCGCCGAGCGAATCGGATAGACTTTTGTATTAATTACATCAAAATGGTTGACTGCCGGGCGTTTTAAAATCAGTTTATTTGCCTCAATACCGCTAATTTCCACACTTTCTTTTGTTTGTCCGTTCATCAATAAAACTTGCCCTTTCACGCTAAAATCATAGCCGGCGGTGTGAATTTGAATTTCAAGATTGCCTGGCGCAACGTGTTGTAACAGCGTTGCACAATCAGTAAAAATAGGCATAGACCAGACGCGCGAGCCATACGCATAGAGCATATTTTCAAACACTTGACGGTGAACACCTTCTGCCGTGACTTTAAACTCAAATGTACGACGGGGTGACAAACGTTTTGCAATGCGTTGCTCGGCACCGGTAATTGACTGATGTACTGTCGTTAGAAAATGCAAGTTTTCGACGACATTCTCACTCCAGTCCGGGAAAAATGCCCATTCTGTCGAGCGAGAACCGGTGATATTAAGTGTGACAGCGGGGTGATTAACAAAATGCCATGACACTAGCGCGTCAATCACTGCCGGACCGTTCATCGAGACCTTTGCTGTCCATTTTTTCAGTGCGAGAGAGTGTAATTTCACCGGCGTTTGTGCTCCCGTTAATTCAACACCTTCAGCATTTTGCGCCTGGACAAGAGTTAAATTAACCGCGTAGCGATTGGCATTCCAGACTTGCACATCGAAGATTTGCTCCGTCGACATCGCGCCAAGATTAACGATGTGAGGTATCACATACACGCGACTATAAAGTGTCCTGTAGTAGTTCGGCACAATATATGACTTAACTGATTTGTGTAAATCTTGCTTTGTTGTTGTCTTCAGCGCACCACGTCGAATCCGTGGCGGTAAAGTAAGACGCGTATTCTCCCCACGGTATGTCGTCAGCCCAATTAAAAAACTGCCATGCCCGGTAAGTTGATGGGCGATTTTATAACCCTTAATCGTTGCCATATCTCACTCACTCAACAATACGATATGCCACACCTTGAATGCCTGAATTATCACGATTGCGCGCCACTTCATCTACGTTACTCGCATCAAATTGCGCGCTCGGGATAATCATCCACTGCTCACCTGAAATGGTGATAATCTGACGCGGTGAAATTCCCACCATTATGCATTCATAACGCTCCGGTAGTATGCCAACACGACGAAACACCCCGTCTTTGCCGTAAATAATTAATGAATGCGGGCAGGGCATAAGCATTTGTCCAAATTTTGATTGTGAATAAAAAACCAAATCTCTCTCAAGATGCGCACCATAATTGCTGTTATACATCGCTGCACGACCGAGAGTTAATAAAAACTTGCCATAATCCCTCTCTCGGATATTATTAACATGCGTATTTACTGGGCAAAAGTACCATGGTGTTGTTGTGTCACCCTCTAAATTCACTCGCAAAACCGGCGCAAATGCTTCAGAACCGCCAGAGAAGCCGAAATTATGATTACCGCGAGACAAATAACGTGATGATTGCTCGATATAGGTGCCAAACGCATATTGCCCGCCGGTGTATTCCCCTTCTTTATGTAGTGTGCCGATGCCGAAGTGTCGGAAACGCTCTGCTTCAATCTGTACAACGACATGCAAATACTGGCTTGTGCCGAAAAAATCATATGTCGCAAAATTGCCATTTTCTAAGTGTGATGTGGCTGTTCTCACTCGTCTGTAAGCGAACTGTGAATTAGCCGAACTCCCCGGTTGATTAAATGCATCATAATTTCCATCAAACCCGGTACACACAAGTGTGAACAGTAAATTCTCTTTAAATTCCAGTGCCCAGTATCCCTCACTATTACTTAAAAAAAGTTGCGTTGAGTTATGTTTGTTAATGGTCCAGTTCTGCGTTTCGGCAAACTCTTTTAATTTTTCAAGCAAGATTGCCACTGAGCTTGCCGTACCTGTTTGATAAGCCATTTATACCCCCGTTTCAATCACAAAAAAATCGCGCACAGACACACGAAATGCGCCGTTAAATACAATCCCTCTGAAGTTATCTGTATCACTTTCAATGACATCACCTGCTGCGCGCTGTAAGCCCGGCACCCAATACACACCATCCATCGCACCCCAGCGGTTACGCCCCGCACTCGAGCGAAACCCGTTTAAGAGTTCAACGGGAATAAGTGGGAAACTCCCGCCGGGTGTGGCACCGAGTCTGTCCTGTAAATATGGGGTGAAGTAATGTTCGTATCTGTAATTTGAAAGCGGAAAACAAAATTGCTGATCTGAATCTTGTGTTACATTTGCCTCATAGCGTGAGCCGTAAAAGTCGCGCCAGGCTTGCTCTGGTGTGAATAACCAGCAATTGCCGTAGCGTGGGTCGACAATAGAAGAGACAAAGTGGTCATTTTGTGAATACCGCGTCAAACGTCTATTTTTAACTTTATCAATTAAAGGTGCCGAGCCTGCCACGCAAAGCGGATACGAATATTCTGTCGGTGGCACCGTTGGTAAAATAAAGCCGAGGTAAGCACTTGCGCACACTTGCGAAATACGTGTAATAATCTTGCAACAGCGACCTGATGCGACGATGTGATATTCAACCGGACGGTCGTCAGCAAAGAGCACGACGCCCGGCGAGGCGTTTATCATGCCGCGCTCAATTTCCGTTACGGTGACAAGTTGACTGTTAAAAAACGTGCCGCCCCAAAAATTAATGTTAAACGTATCTTCTGCAATCAGATTGTCAGTCGATGCACATAGATAAATATCTTGCTCAACGCCGGTGCCGGTTGATTTCCATGCGATTTGACGAATGGGTTTTCGCACAGGCGTGGCATCTAACGTTCGTTCAAACAACATTGTCCACGCTTGTCCGTCACGTACTAACTCTTCATTCGTGGTTAAAAACGTGTTGATTTTATCGAGTAAATCGCGCTCATTTTGCGCCGTGCCAGTTTCGTATGCCATGTTTACCTCTATTTCAATTCTTCTTTAATTGTTTGTTTGTTCGCGCGAATGACCGTCAGTACTGCTTGCTCGCCTGCGTGGGTATTAATGCCCGCGGTAAACAGCTCTGCGCTGTCAACGGCAAGTGTTTGTTGAATGTGCACGGGTGAAGCTACCGCGTGCATGCCACCGTTATCTTGCATTGCTTGTGTCAATCCAGGCTCTCGACTTGCGGAGACTTTAGGCATAGACACAAGCCCGCCGGTACTGTATTTACGCAGTTGTCCGCGGTTAATTGCGTGTAAAAAATCCACCCCGTAGCGTGATACAGAAGCTGCACGAATCACGTATTCACCGTTTGACAGTCGAGCAGGGATAGAATCCGATGTGCCAGTGCCTGGTCCTGTGATATAGCCCCCGGTTGCCGCAGTCACCACGCCCCCGACCGCGCCAAATAAGCCGCCGATTGCACTGGTTGCCTGCATAGCAAGCTGTTGCGCGGCGATTTGCGCCATGGAATTCACAATCGTTAATGCGAGATTTTTAATGGCATCACGCAACGTCATGGTGCCCTGTGCAAGCCCCATCAGTGAACTTTGAATGCCTTGTGTCAGCCCGTCTTTGAACGCTTTTTCCAAGTCATTGCCAGCCGTTTTCAGCTCAACAATTTTTAACTTCATTTGCTCAAGCATATTACGTGCTTGCTCACCTTGTGCGCCGGGCATTTGTGAGAGTTTCTCTAAGAGCGGCAGTTGCTTTTCAATCTCGGTCACCGTCTGTGCATAGACTTCTTTAAGCTGACGTTGCCCCTCAAGATGTGAGATAAGTCCTGTGTTTACTTGGGATTGAATGCGCTGTTCTTGCGCGCTTTGATTTTGAAACAGACGATTGACTTCAGCTTGCACGCCGTCAATTTGCACTTTGGCTTGCTCAAGCGGCAGCACTTTTTTAATTAAATTAATTCCTTCTACATTGCCCGCTTTTTGAAATTCCGCGAGCAACTTGTTATAACGTCCTTCAATATCTGTGAGATTTGCTTTGACTTCTTGACCCGTTAAACGCAAGTATTGAATATTAAGCTCAAGGTTTTTGGCATCAGCGTCATACTTTGACTTTTTATTTTTTGATTTACGGTATTTTTCACCTTCTGCAATCGCTTTTGCGTCTTTAAGAGCTTGTGCAATCTGTTCTGGCGTCGCTCCCTCTCTGTGATTGATATCATCAATTAAACGCTCTTCTGTTGTCATTTTTGATTGACGCGCACGTTTACTTAAATCAGCAAAAAACTTTTCGTTATCTTTTGCGGTTTTTGCATTATCAATCTCATCAATCAGTTTTAAGTTTTCCGCAAGTTTCTTATTGAATGTATCAAGCACTTGTCCACTTAAACCCGCATCGCGCGCCATCGCCATGAATTTTTCACCGAGTGAAAGCAGTTGCTCTTTTGCCGTTTGCGTGACATTCACCAGCTCCTTACCGAGTTTGACATTGATTTCGTCAAGCTCTGAGCTTGCTGATTTCATTTGTTCTTCAGCGTCTTTAATGACGGGCGTTAATAACTCGACAGCCTCTTTTGCATTTGCGTTACCGATTTCTCTTAGCTTTTCAGCGAGTGCGCCACCTTGCTCGATGGCGGCATCAAATGCAGCGTTAAGCTGTGTTTCGGTGATTTCACCGAGACTTTTTGTATTAGTTGTTAGCTTATTAATTTGATTTTCAAGCTCTTGAATTTTCTTGTTGTATTCGTCAAGCTTTGATGAATCAGCAAGCCCAAACCCACTGATTTGATTGATTTCTTGTATTTCAGCGCGTTTTGCTTTGAGTAACTCAAGCTCTTTTTGTGCATCATCCAGTGCTTTTTTATTGCTCTCTAGCTGTGCTAGACGATCTGAAAAACCACCGATTTCACCAAGTCTTTGACGCGCTTCAATCAGTTCTCCAGTTTTATCAATATGCGACTGAATCAATGAGAGTGTTTGATTGTATTGTGCCTCAAGCTCTTCTTCTTTTGCTTTGAGATATTGATAAACCGCAATTAAGCCCAATGTTGCCAGCACGGCTGCACCAAAACCACCGCCAACAAATGCTAGCGCACCTGAGCCAATACGCGATGCTAATCCTGCGGATGCTTCGGCTTTTGCGAGTGCACCTTTAGCTAACGCAAGCTTTTTACTTGCCGCTTCTTCCGCTTGCATTGCAAGTGTTAAGCGTTTTGATGAAGCGTAACCGGCATCTTTTGCTCGTGCCAGCTCAAGCTCTTTGACTGCTGCAATATGTGCAGACCTTGCCGCCATGACATCAATTTGTGCTTTCGCTCTTGTTGCCAGCGTGCTTTTTGTTGCTGCACCTTGCTCTTGAATATACGCAATCGTCTTTTTGGTTAATGCGGCAAGAAGTCGCACACCAAGGGCTGTACTTACTACAATAGCGATTGTGCCGAGTTCATCTAGACTTGATGCTAGCGCAGAGATTGACGAAGCAATGAGTGATGAAGCCGATGACGCATTATCCGCCTGACCGATAAATTGTAACCACGCATTCGAAAGCTCATTGACCGCACGGCTAATAGTCTTTGGCATTTGGTCATACTGCGCCTGAATTTGCTCTTGCGCTTCTTTTGTCGCAGCTAAAATGAGTTGCGGCGTGAGCTTACCGTCTTCTGCCATTTTTCTAAGCTCACCGCGTGTTTTACCCAATGATTTTTGCAAGATTTCAAGAATGACCGGGGCTTGCTCTGCAACCGAATTAAACTCTTCACCGCGCAATGTCCCTGATGCCAACCCTTGTGATAACTGGATTAAGGCGGCTTTGGCTTCTTGTGCACCCGCACCGGAGACGACGAGTGCTTGTTGAATAGTTTTAGTGAATTGAAGAATTTCTGCATTGTTCGCATTACTGCCCATACTGCGATAAACGCGTGTATACAGTTCCGCTGTCGCTTCAAACAGTTGACCGGTATCATTTGCCACTTGCATCAGCTCACGAAACGTGCCCTGTGCCTCTTTGTTTGAACGTGAAACCAGGCGGATGCGCGCTTCATAGTTATTGTACGCATCTGCTGTGTTAAAAAGTGATTGAATACCGCTTGTACCGAGATTAATACCGATAAGCCCGGTAGAAAAATGTTGTAAACGAGCAAGCTGTCGACTGATAGATTCAATGCCTGCGCGGGTTTTGCCGAGTTTATTAGTGACGCTATCGGCTTGTTTACCAAGTCCCTCAAGCCCTTTTGCGCCAATTCCGCTTTTAGCACCCAGTGCGCCCGCTGATTTACCTGTGCGTTGCAATTCCGTTTCAAGTGCTTTAAAATTGTTCAACGCATTGTTTAAATCTGCTTTAATTTTTAATGCAAGTGTTAAATTTGACATGAGGAGCTCTTATATGAATAAAAAATATGATGCTTATATTGAGCTAATAGTGACTGTTATTATGACACTGCCGTTATCTATCAGCTTTTTGCTTGCGCTATTCGGTGTCTTAACGGCGTTTCAAGCCCTTCTTTTAAGCTTGTTTCTCATTGCTGTGATGGGCATTATCGCGTTTATTATTAGAGAGCCTTTAGTTGCTTTGCTCGCCATTTTATTTGCCGCAATATAGTTCACAGTCCACTTTAAAAATTGACCGCACTTTATGCGGTCAATTGGTTTATATAGTCCTGAATTTCTTTCCCACCGTTTACACCATAGCAGGTATCGATTGTTCTGCCCGCACGCGCTCTGCGTTCACGCTGTAGCGACTTTTCATAGAAAAGGGCAATTTGACGTGCGGTATAGTGTTTAACGTCTGAAAAACGATGACCGTTCGCAATTAAGTGTTCGATGAGCTCGCCGAAGTCAATGTTTCTACCTGCTTCATTGCCATTTTTTCTAGTGTCGGCTGCAACACTTTGCGGGTAAAAAAATCGCTATTAACTGTCCACCAAAGCATTAATAAAGACTCGGCATCTTCGCCTTTTAAATTTTGAATAAACTCAACGCTCTGATCCGTTGATAATGCAACAAGCTCCAGTACATCTTGATAATGCGCGCTGATACAATCCATGAGCTTGTCAAGATTAAAGCTCTTTTTATCTGCCATTGCATTGCGTAATACGTGAACAAATGGCATTAATTTTTCATGATGTTGTAGCTGTTGCAGTAGCGTGTATTCTTTAACTTCAACTTCCACGCCAGCAATATTAATTTTGGCGTCTGGAAACAAAATATTAAGCTCGTCTTTTGCTGTTTTTGGCATTTTTTAAACCTTGTTTAAATCTGATTTAAAACAGCTCTCGGCACGTTGCCGAGAGTGTTAATTACTTGGTGATTTTCACGACACGACCAAAGCGACCGAGCGTTTTATCACCACTTTTAGTTGTATCCGCTAAAATCTTCGCTTTAGCATTTAGCGCGTCTAATTCATTTCCGCTATTGATAAGCGAGAGCGCATCTGTCGGGTTGAAGTTGACTTTATAGAGCTCAACTAACGTCCACTCGTTGTCTTCAGCTAAGTTCACCCCTTCGAAACGCAGGAATAAGTCTTTTGGATTTTCAGTGAGCAACGCGACGTTTAACACTTCACCGTAGCTATACGATACCGTATCGCTGTTGCTGCTGATTTCTTTTAAGAATTCAACTGCACCGAAGGTTGCATCAACAATGAAATCGGTGTTTTCAACTAAACTACCAATTGTCACTGAGCTGACGTTTTGATGTGCGAGTGCAATGCGATCGCCTTTTTTGATTTCTTCCGGTAATTTTTCACCAGAGACTGAACTCGCTTCAATTTTTGTTGATTGACCGAGCAGTGCCAATGAAAGATTTTCCGCACTCAACTCATGAAATTTCGCTGACACCTCACCCGTTTTCGCCGTGATGATTTTACGCACTTCTTGACGATTGCCCGAGTATGATTCTTTATGCGTTAAATCTTCGACATTTAACGAAATGCTTAACTCAGACACGTCCCCCACCCAGCGTTGCGCACCAATTCCGCCACTAGGCAAACGCTCTGCTAGATAGACCTTGCCTTGCCCGTAGCTATATGTTTCTGCTCTACTCATCGTTATTTTCTCCATCATTTAAGTTGTTATCTGTATCAAGTGATTTGTTATCACCCTCGGCTTGTTTTTGATCACTTTCAGATGTGGATTTTTTATCCTTCTCTTTACTGTCATCTTTTTTCTTCTTGACAAACTCACCAATACCACGAGATGTGATAAATTGTGCATCTGCATCGGTGACATCAAGCACATCCCCCGCAGAGTGGCTCACCCCTGCATGAATATGTGATTTAAGAAGCTTAACTTTTTTCATCTATTTCTCCCCATGATGATTTTGGTTTGGTATGTTTCCATCCAGACTAGATAAGAATTGGTGTAATCAACAATGTCACCGCGTACAAAGAAAGTTTCTTTTGCCCCTTTCACTGGCGGCACCCAGCCCATCAACTGTTCGCGAATTTTACCGATGACTGGATTACTGACACTCAAATGTGGCATTTCATTGCTGTATTGATACGATTGCACAATAACAATGACAGAAAAACTCACGGTGACCATTTGACGTACCGCAATGTCATTTTGATGACTGACCTCACCATTTGGTACAACAAAGACAGCGGGGGTCGCTAACCCCGCCATACTTAACTCAGAAAGAGAACGATATTCCGCGGTAGAACCTAAAGTGTGAATATGTTCTGGTTGTAAGGGCTTGAGTTGCTCAAGCACATGCTTTAAGTCAAATGGTCCGTATTGCATTAGTAATCCTTCAGCGTTTCTGCCGTGAAAACACGTTCGCGTTTGATAAATTTGGGTTCACCAGAAGACTCTGCCAGCGTATCTTCAAGCCCGAGCGAAAACTTACCTTCTGCAACTAGCTGCAACAATTTCAAGGCATCGCGATAATCACGCACAATTGGGCTATTTTTCTCTTCAGAGGGCAAATGCTGATGAAGAGAGTAGCGAACAATGGCGCGCGCCCATGTGGTTAAAATGCGTGGTACTTGCTTAAACGGTAGCTTATAGCCACGTTGACGCAAATAGCCGTCAATTAACGCGCTGGAGTCTACAATCACTTCGTCGATACGGGCGATTGACTGCTGCGCTTTTTCAACTGCCGCAGGTTGTTCACTCGCAACATCTTCGCCATCAATGATTTTGCTGATAATACGCCAGTCGGCAGGGGGTTGCCCCACCTGCGCAGTGACTTGTGCTAACTCAACAACCCCCGGTTTTTCGCTTAATTGTTGCAGTGTGATATACATGTAGCGACCTTATGCGATAACGTTTTCAAAGAAATATCCGAGATCTGGTGCAGTGATCAGTTCTTTAACAGACTCACCAACACGCACACGGACACCACCTCGATACCCCATGTCTTTATCTTCAATTTCTCGCACTTCACGCGTACCGAATTGCGCTGTGAAACCAAAAGTAATGCCATTGGTTGCATCAGCCAGCGAATCACGGTAAATCAATGAGCAGTGATTGCCCCACGCACGTGCAAGTACAGGTTTTTTGTTCGCATTAACGGTATTAACTAATGCTTGACCAACAAGAATTTGTTCAAGCTCTAATAGCTCACGAATAAACTCAAGTGGTACCAAACCTTCATCACCGAGTGTACCGTTATAAGCTTTCACGATGCTTTTATTCATACGCAATGCTGTTGCTGCTTTTTGCCCAAGAATCATGATATTTGGACGCATGACTGGAATGTCGAGCGCTTCAGTTAATTGAATAATTGGCTTGGAATCATCATGCGACCACTGTTCTGCACCGCTTAATGTTTTACTTAAACCAGAGGCATACGACCCTTTTTTAAACACAATACCGGCAGTGCGTACTTCACGATCTAACTCGATAAGATTCGTTGTGTATTCCGTTGCTTTACCCTTTGGATTAGTGCCTTGAGGTGCATTTTTAACATCCACATTTGGGATTGGGGCATCTAATGCATAATCCTCTGTCGCACTGGCTTTCTCTTTTGAGCCAAATTCAACTTGATTTGGACGTGATGTGCGACCAACATGTGTTTTTGGTAATGTGAATTGATCGCCAAGATTATGTTCTTTATATTTAAATTCCTGTTTACCGACAGCAACACGCGGTAAAACTTGATCTGCAATCATGCGACGGTTGCGATATGCAATCGCAATTGCAGTCAATACTGGATCTGTTGGAAAATCTGCTTTCATATGTTGTATCCTTTTTTCAAAGAGTGAAATGTTGTTTCATTCAAACCAAGCTATGTCGAGTTAGCCTGTGAATACACCGTTTGTAACCAAAATACTGCCTAAGTCATCTTCTACACCGTCCTCTTCCGCGATACCGATATAAGCTTGACCACTGGTAGCTTTAACCGCGCGTCCTTGGCTATCTGCTGTGATAAAATCACCACGTTTCACAGTATCGCCGTAGACAACTGGGGTAATACCTGAACGCACAACATCAATATGCTCACCAGGTTCTTTTGGTAGTCGTGTTGACACCCCGAGTAACTTATCTGTGTATGATGTTGCTTGTTTAGCACTGTCTTTCGCCTCGCCATGACAAACGATAGTAAAGCGATTAACACTGCCTTCAGTGACATATGCCACGATTAAACCTTGAATTTGTGTCATGATTTTTTCCCTTTCATAATGTGATTAACTGCATCGGTCATACTAATGACGATACCTTTTTGTGCTTGCTCTGCCGCATATTCACTGGCAGCATTTGCAATAGACGCGCCATCCGCAAAATCAACTGCACCTTGTTCTTCGCCTTCATGATCAGATTTAGCCGAGAAGTCCATAGGCTTTTGCGAGATAATTTCTTTAATGACATCAACAGATGATTTAGAAACAGTTTGAGAGCCATCTGAGAATGAAATAGGCTGATTAGCATTTGCCACGAGTACTTCAATTAATGCTTGCTTTTGTGCGGGTAACACTTTGCCTTTACTGACCATTTCTGAAGCAAAGCTTGCGGCATCTTGTTCAAGCGCGGCTTTTGCGGCTTGCTTTTGCTCTTTTTCAGCTTGTTCGACTTTATCCTCACGCGCTTTAAGTGCCGCTTCACGCGCTTTAAGCTCATCTTCACGCTGTTTATCTGCAGCCGCTTTTTCTGCCGCAATTTCTTCTGGGGTTTTATCCATGGGGTTCTCCTGTGGTTGATGGTTGATGGATTCAATATCAAATGAAAATTCGGCAAAGGCATTTTCCGCATCACTTGCGGCAAAATTCACATCCCCCAATCCTTTTACAGCAGGTGGGGCAGCGCCTAAAAAACCGATATGATTTAAGTAATAATGACCAGGTTTAGGATTGCCAGGTGAGTCAGGCAAAAAGATTGAAGCACTGCGTTTTTTATAACGTCCTTCATTAACGGCGTCAGCGAAAGCCGCTTCTACTTGACCGACGTGTGCATAAAGCGTATCGCCCTCAATACTTGCTTGCTTTACCCAACCATATGAAGGTGCGGTTAATTTTGGATGCCCGATGACAATTGGGGCTTCTGAAAGTTGAGGATCATAACTTGTGGCAATATCATTGAGCATGTCAGCCGTAAATGAGATTTCTCGACCATCCATTGCTGTGTGTGTGCCGAGTTTCATAATTGCCATTTTGGTTAATTTCATTGCACTAAATACCTTGTTTTAACTATCACAAGGTCTAGTATGAAGAATGTAAAAAGATTTGTATTTTGGACGCGTCTAGAAAAATAAAAGAGAGAATATTGAGAAAGGTATAGTGAGTTGGAGATAAAAGCGTGTTTTTAAGCGTTTATAAACGTTTATAAACACGCCAAACCAATTTTAAGCAATAACTTATCACATCTCAGCCAATAATGCGAAATTACGCGTTTTAGGGCTTAATTGCGTTTTTAATGTGATGTCGAGCAATATTTAACATTTCAGCTTGCTCTTTTTCTGAAATACCCAGCCATGGGCGCGCAGGAATTGTGACATTTTTGAAAAAGCGACCACCAACATGTAATGCATGTGCCGTTTTAGGCTGAATACTGCCGCCAAAATGGTGAATGGCGGCATACACTCTGTCTGAGCCAAATTCTACACCATCGTTGCTGGCTTGATAACGTAATGTTTCACTTAAATGTCCATCGAGCGTTAAAATCTTATCCGGGTTTTTGCGTTTAGATTGCTTATATTTTTCACTTAAAGGCTGCCAGGGCGTGCCATCAGGCGACTGCTGTTGAAGAAATCGAATACGGTGAATTGATAGTAATTCCTCGCCCATTTCTGCAAACATGGCTTTTGGCTTAGATAAAGTGCTCATCGCTTGATTAATCACTTTATAAAGATGTACTGTGTTTATTTCAATCTTGACGCCACTCATATTTCATCCTATAGTTAATTTGAAGCGAGGAAGTACGACTCTGCCAAGTCCTCCAATTCCTCGACATACCTCACTTGTGGCAGCCAGTGAGGTTTTTTTATTCTCGGCGATAAAGCAATATGCCAGAGCGAACTTGTTTAATGTAGTCTGCTTTTTCTGCCACAAAGTCAGTTATGCCAATCCAGCCGTCTTTCCCCACCTCAAATACAGCAAGTGTCGGAATAATTTCGCCATTTTCTTCAATTTCAATACGTGAAATATAACGACGTCGAACAACAAGGTGTTTAATATCGTGAAAATACTCAGCTTGGACCCAAATCTCATCTGGGAACTTTAATGCTTCAGCAAGCAAAAGCATATATTTTTCACGACCTCGCTTTTTCAATTTTGAATGACCACTGCGTGAAGTAAAAAGTGACTTGCTGATCACCAAAGGTTCCTGCATAACATCAAAAAAGACAACAGGTTTACCTTTAGTCGCATTAAATTCACTTAAAAAATGCTGAATATAAAATTCATCACTTTGATCTGAAGGGAGAATTTTCTCACTGCTTAACTTACGAGGTAAGGGCATTTCAATATCTGTTTGCGCACGTGCTGGAAAAACACTTACACGCTTCGTATTGTCGCTATCACGATTAAAAGGGACATGGCTTTCTAGTCTAGAAGCACCTGGCGCGTATTCAAAACCAGGATCAATACCTTTTGGTACATTCACTAATCGCGGATTTGCAGAACGCGCGCCGACAATTTTAGGCTCTAATTGTAACGGTGGGGCAGTATCAATTTTTAGCCCCATTTTATCCATGTACCGTTGACTACGAGCGATCACTGAACATTGACAGCCCCAGGCGTTAATTGGAAAGTGCGTTTTCCACCATGGATCGTCATGCCGTAAAATTAACCCATCCCATGCCATATGTTCAGGACGAGGATGGATCACCGAATCGGAATGTACATATTCCCAGTACGGCATTGACTCTCGCATTTCATCAAGCTGTGCATACCGCCCCGCTTGATAACTAGAACGTAAATTTGTTTCATAAATCACGCGACTGCGCCAGTTGCGTCCACCTTTATATTGCCACTGATGTTTTTTAACAATTTCATCAAAAGCTTGGCGAAAATCCTCAAGTGTTTTGCCATTTTCGATAAAGTCTTGAATGGCTGTTGCAAAATCTTCAATGATTTCCCGACGATGAGCTCCCGCAACCACAGCAGCATAATCATGCTCTGCCGCATAAATATCAGTCCACGTGGCTGTCGGTGTTGGAATTTTGCGCTTGTAAAACTCGACTTGCTCACGAAAAGGCAAACGACTATACACGGTGTTCATCTTTAACCTCGTCAATGACGGCATTTTGCCCCGCTAAATGCGCAGCACCTAATGCAATTGCCAGTGCATTGGTATATTGTTCAAGCGACATTTCAGGCATGACTGTCAATAATTCATCTCGCACTTGTTCAAGTGAAGTGGCGTTATTCACTAATTCTCTTACTTGTTTAATCCAATCACTCACAACAGGTTGTAAGTTCTCACCTAACAAATCGGTCATTTGCGCGGGAATATCGCTATGATGATGCTGATGCTCTGCAAAATCTGCTGTTTTTTTCGCCTTACTTGTCTTTTCTGGAGCAGGATGATTGTCACTCTCAACTTCTGCTTTCTCCCATTCTCCGCCATAATTGGCTTCAATTTGTGCCAAGGTTGGTCGATAGCCTGTGGTTTCAAAGACAATCTGATCACGTTTAGCTTTATCCGTTAAATCTTCCATTTCTTCAAATATACGATAAACCCTAGGTGGTTTGGCAGTAGCAAAATTCATTTGAGTTAACCATGTTACAGGTCCTTGATTAAATGACTCACAAATGACATCAGAATCCGCTTTAATAATTGATTCTAATACTTTTTCTTGTAACTCATCATTACCAAGTCTGCCAGGTGTACCTCCTGATGAGGACGTTTGTCCAAGCACAATACGTTGGATGGACTCATTCATTGTGTCAAATAAGGCTTTATAATCTGCCGTACCACTACGTCCTGCGCTTAATAATTCAATTGGCATATCTGCAGGGACAATAATGCCACTATCAGATTGAATGGAATAAATTGCTTCAAGCAATTTATCTTGATCGGTTGGACTAGCATTTTTACTATAACGTCCGAGTGCGGTCGGCATACCGAACTTTTCTAAAAAAATGAGCCAAAATTTAACACCATTACGCTTAAATAGGCTTGACCAGTAGAGCCAATGAGCCAAACCGATACCGTAAGGTTCATCATCATGATCAGAGCCTGTACAAAAAGTCCAAAAATACGGTGCAGGACATTCAATACCTTCTGTTTGATTATCTCTTGTTAATAAGCGCAGTTCACCTTTAGGAGTAAAACGAAAGCGGCGACGGTTACGCACTTTAATATCCGCGATATATTTCCCTTCCTCATTGATACGATAGATTAATTCTGCTACGGCATAGCCGTAAAACACACCGAAGTGCATCAATTTAGTCACGCGGTCAAAACCAATACTATTCACCCAGTCACGAATGAAATCCGCTGCAGCAATGTCTTGTGGTTCTTCTGATGCAGGTTCAACAATCCATTCTTTCGCAATGAGTGCATCTTGTCGTTGTGTAAATGTTCGCTTTACTTCTTCATCACTTAACACTTGTTCATATATGCTTAAATCCCCACCGCCACGAAGACGTAACACGCCATCTTCAGGTTGTGCGAGTGCATTCACATAACCTTTTGTAATATCCTGTCCATCACCTGTTGTGGCGATTTCTCTATTTACTTCAGGTTTTTTATTTTTACTTTTAAACCAATCTTTTATAGCCATGCCTAATATCCTCTAAAATCATTACCACCACGAATTGTGCCAAAGCCACGTCGTGTTTTTTTCACTGCATAACTGTTATTAAAAAGTGAACTCGTTTCACGTTTACCAATAGATTTAAAATCAATTTCAAAACCACTGTCAGTACGATAAGCGTAATACAATAACAATTTTGCAATACCTGCATCGCCGTGGCGTTGTATACCATTGTTACCTTGCGTTCGTTTATCTGGAATACGAGGTGTGCCTTTGACAGTTTGAAATGCCCGCAAATCGTCAAGCATATCGGCGTGATGCGGAATGCCGTGAAATGTACCGTCCTCGAGTGCAGCTTTAAATGGTGGTGCATGCTGTGCATACCATGATTCACTTAGAATGACAGATTCGACGATTTGTCCGTAGCGGTCAAATGCTGCTTCAGATAAAAATTGTCCATTACCACGACTATCGTTTGCCGCTTTGGAAAAGCGTGGCAGGCGATCACCAATATAGTAATAAACTTGTTCTTGTTGCTTAAATGGGATTTTTGACATCTCAACGACAAGGACTTCTTTTAGCGTTAAATCTGATTGCTCTTGTCCTACACAAATCACAGTTAAGTCGCCATTACGTGCAAAGTCCTCGCCGAGATAACTGCGTTGTCCTTGTGGTAGTGCTTGCAATACGGGTAAGAGATTTTCTTCACACCATTCTTCGATTTCGGCGTAACGAACAGGTTCTTCAATCAAGCTAAATTCATCCTTCTTGATCAAGTGGATAAGCGGTGTCTCTTTACTCATACGGCTTTCGATAAGTGCACGAGTAAGCCAGGCACCGCCTGAATTTTTCGGAATACAATCTAACTCTTCTGATGCCGCATCACCGTAAGACGCCCTAATTTCAGCAACCCACTCCTCTTCACTTTCTTTTGTCCATTCACGACCCAAGCGTAAACAAATACGTTGATAAAGCCCATCTTTAATCGCATCATCAAATGGTATGGTGTGTAAACTGTATGGTTTTTTACCCGCTTTAACATCTGTTACTAATTCATTAAAAGGGTTATCGACTCCATTATGCGTGCTGATAATGTGCACTTGACCGCCCCACATTAGAAGCGCCATGGCTGCTTTCATCAACTCCGCTAAATCATCATGGAACGCTGCCTCGTCAATAATCACACGACCTTGCTTACCCCGTAAGTTAGACGGACGGGAGGACAGTGCGGTAATGCGCCAGCCACTAGCGAAACGGATGATATAAGCAAGAATGGCTTTTTCTTCATCACCTTCCTTGAATATTTCCTCTGCTTCTTCAATTTCACCTGCAGCTAATCCGTAAGATTTCGCCCAGTTACCGCAGTCGCGGATAAACTCCAATGCCATTTCACGGTTATAACCGATATACCAACAATCCATCCCCTGTTGTGATGCGGCAAGTAATGCCGTATCCGCCGCTTCCCCCCAAGATAACCCGATACGGCGAGATTTTTCACAAACCTTAACGGGTGTGGTATCCGCACACCAGCGTTGCTGGTATGGCAGTAAAACAGCGGGTGTTCGGTCTTGATTAGGCGTAAGTGTTTCCATTATGCAGTGATCCCTAAGATTTTTTGGCGGATTTCATCCGCGGTTTCGAGACTTAAGCCACCTTTTTTAACAATTTTCTCGACTTCACTTGCGGCAAGCTGGGCTTTAGCTTTGATATCAGCCTGATATTTTTTCAAATTGATACTTGCTCCAATCAACGGGCTGATGTTTTTTCCGACAAAGGATAATGCTGCCAGGCGTTTCATTGGGTCGTCTTCTTCTTTTATTTCTTCAAGACTCATTAACGCTTGAAACACTTCGCTTTGGATCATTTCTAAAATCGCATCACTTTGGACACCTTTTTCATTACTGATATTTTCAGAAATGACTTTAGCGGCTTCGGCACTTGCTTTTATTGACGCGAGACGCTGCTCAAGCTTTTGTCCGTAGCGATGAACTGCACTTTTTGAAATGTCATAACCACGCTTTTTGAGTTCATCTTCAAGCTCACGATAACCACTGAAATTATTTTCAACTAGTGCAGAATCAAGCCAATCTCTAATTGATTGAGGTAATGCTTTTACCGTAGAACGTTTTGGCATAGATACCTCCATTACCAATATTTTTCTGGACGAGCAATCCCAGCGCCAACAGGCGCGGTATATTCCACCACGTCAATACCTTTACTTGTGAGTTTGGCATGCCAACGCATGGTTTCACGACCTGTGATGCAAATGAGCTCTTTACCAGCTAAATAATCCAATTCACGTCTAAGTTCTAATGCCGTTAATTGCATTGGCACACATTGAATCGTGCTTAAAATAAGACTTTCTGCAGCGCCAATGGGACGTGCGTGATCAAGTGTTAATAAAATAAGCCACCGAATATGCTCGCGTTTGTTTTTGTCAAATTCAATCATGTTAGCTCCGTCCATACATTAAAATGACTTTATCCAGCTTTTCGTTAATTGTGTCATAACGGGCTGAATTGACTGTTTCACTACGCACTGCGTCTTCTCGACGCTGGTAATCAAGTGGTAATGATGTTTTTAACTCTGTCACTGTTTTATTCGCTGCTTCAGATAAATCTTTAGCTGCTTTAATATCGTCATGCAGTTGTCTATAACGTTCTTCACTGAATTTAAATTTTTCATTCAGTTTTGCTTCAAACTGTGAGAGTAAAAGCTTACCGAAACCAATCAACATGCCGATAATTGTAATGACAAGACTCACAAAGAAAGTGATCACTTGCCATCCCCCAACCTCAATCATTTTTCCTCCCTGATAATGTAGTTTATTAATTCAATATGCCGTCCCGCACATTCGCCATATAAGTCATACATTTGCTTTAATGCGATGAATACCGCATCACTTTGATTCAGTGGTAATGGCACGGGCGCTTGACATGGTATTGCCAATACCGCGGGTAACTGCTTGGGCTGCACGGGTGCGGGCGAGATTGAGTGCGTGCATGCTGTCAGCATTAAACTGGCAATGGCGACGTAGTTCATTTGTTTTTGCCAATATTTTTTGTAATTCATCGGTGGTCTTATCTCCCAGCTGTTGGTAACGCCCTAAGCTTTCGCTCAAGGCTAAATTCGCTTGATTGGCTTGTTTAATTTGTTTATCAAGCTCAAGTAACTGCGCCTGCACCACTTGGTTCTTAATAATTTCAAACTCTAAACGAGACGCTTGATAACCGCTGTTATAAGCTTGGTAATATCCCCAAACTGACACAGCTGCAATCAATAAACCATTAATCAACGCTTTAATTGAGTCTTTGCTTAAAAGTGCAGTAAAAAATCTCATAAGCATAATGTTGGTCCCCAAGTTTTATATATTGGTTGCCAGCGATAAATAATACGCTGTGGATAGCCACGGTTTTCAGCAAAATTAGCCCGACTTCGACCAGCATTTACTTGTTCGACGTTATTCCAATACAACAATGGATCTAACCCTTGTGCTTGGGCTTTCTTCTTGTCACGCTGCACCCAACCTAAACCACCGTTATACGCTGATAATGTAAAAGCAATGCGGTCACATTCCGTTTTTGCGGCAATCTTGTCGTAGTGGTATTTGTTGTAAACCACTAAAGCGCGAAGCGCCCAGTTAGGGTTAAATGGCTGATTTATGGCAAGTGAGGGATAGCGTTGAGCTATCCATTTTGCTGTAGATGGCATGAATTGCGTTAAGCCTTGTGCGCCAACAGGCGAGATGGCTTTTACATTCCAGTTTGACTCTTGGTGAACTTGTGCTGCAAAGACTGCAATTGGGGCATTTAAGCCCCAGTTTGCATGACTTTCTTGCGTTAAGATACGCTTGTATTGCGTACTTGTTGTTGCAAATACAGGACTAATAACAAGTGCAATCAAAACGATGAATAAGGCATAAAGTCGTCGCATATTAAATCCCTAGCGTGACACCTAACATCACCGCACCGACAATCACAGCACGCCGTAAAACAACTAATGCAAATACCAGTAAATAGCCATCACAAACGGCATATTCTGGTTCATTGTCAGCACGTGGTGTGAGCCGATATTTATTCTTCCAGTTTCGCTTTAAATAGCCACCAGGGCTTGAATAAGGAAAAAGGGCTCTGTCTAAGTGATAGCCCACAATAGCTGCAATAGAAACCAGTGCAAGCTTATAAACTACGATAGGTAATTGATGTGGAGAGATGAGTGTAATTAACGTGAGTAAGGCTAATGCTGAGACTAACCACGAAAGTAAACGCCCATCTTTGATTGCTTTGATAAAGCCACTAAAAAACATAAGAAACTCCTTGGTTTAGGGTTGATTTTTGAAATCAATTAATAAGGAATTTCAGTATGACTTTTATTACGTCAGATGTATTTTGGACACGTCTAGAATAATTTTAGGAGAGATTTAGGCATAGTGTACAACAAAAAACACAAGCGAGAATTGACTATGTTGATTTATGAACCTTTTGCACATATAAAACCAAGAGGCAAGCCTTATGACCTGCCTCCATTACCACAAAAATCAAGTAAACTCTAATTTAACTTTATACGATAAAGCGATACAAGCTAAGTAGAGTTATTTCAAAGCGTCTAATATGCTTTTATCCGATTTTTTCTTTTGTTTGCTTAAAAACTCTTGATATTTTTTATCAAAGTCCTTTGTCGTGTAAGTCAGCGTAGCAGGATTTTTGTTGTCATTAATTGGAGTCAAGTAAATCACCGAATCTTCATCAAAGAAATACTTAAAAAAGACTTCCCATTTATCATTTTTCAGTATGTGGTACTTCTGTGACTCGGTATGGTTTGCTTTTAAATGTTGAAGTACAATCGAGGCTTTATCATAAGGGATATCCATTAAGTTAATCTTTGCAAACTTATCATCGATAAAATAAAGTTCCGCCAGGATTTTCATATCCCCCAAAAACATGGGGCATCCATACCTACCCTCCTTGGTACTTAGAGGTAGTAACTCACATTTAATTTTGTTCTTAACCTCTAAAATACTCGAACCAAAATCAATATTTTTATAGCCATTTACCGCACTAAGAGATGGAATAGTAGTTAACAATGTAGATAATAAAATAATTTTTTTGTAGTTTTTCATACCTGATCCTTAGTTGTTAATAAAATCTTATTCTGATGCCATGTCAATTAATAATTGTTCTTTTTTGATTAAAACATCCATGGTGTTCTATGTTGATTAGCCTACTTTACTATTTTTAAACAACTCTTGCTCCGCCATCGCCCGTGCGGTCGTCTTGACAGCTGTTTTGCCCTGGTCATTCATATTGCGAAAGTCATCTAATAAACTTTCTTCTTCTTTTGTTAGATTAATAGTCTCGTCATTTGAAATGTTAGGAATATTTTTGATAAAAATATCTCCAACACCAGCAATAATCCAGTTAGCATTTACATTAAATTTTGTAATTAATTCAAACATCAAATCATCAGGAAGTTTTTGCTTTCCACGAACAATATCATTAATCCTAGAAGCTGTTGTTTTATCCAAAACTTCAGCAAATTTTTCCGAACTTGTAAATCCTAACTCTCTTTGTAATTGCTTAATTCTTGCACCAATACTCATGTCTTCAACCTTTATAGGAAATATTCCTAATTTTTTTGTAAAAATCGGAATTATTCCTTGAATGTTAGGAAATATTCCTATATCATTAACGCAACTTACATCAAATTATATCAGAACAAAAGGAGTAAAAAAAATGGCTACTCAAGTAAAAACACCTGATCAGGTCCGAATGGAGTTCTACAAAGAAGGAAAAACCTTCACTTTGTGGGCAAAAGAAAATGGATATCACCCTGTCGTAGTTAGTCGTGTACTTAATGGTGCTAGCAAAGCACAACGAGGAAAAACATTAGAGATCGCAATTAAACTCGGCTTAAAGGCTGCATAGGTGTGTATATGAAAAAATTACTTATTAAATTTTGCGTCTGGTATCTTGCAAAAGAAGCTAGAAAACTTAATAAACCGGTACCAAATCAAGCAATTTTACACAATCGAAATCAGAAATAATGGGGTGTAAAAATGGGGAAAGAAAAACCAAATTCAGCAGAACGTGTTCTACGAATTATTAAAGTATTACAACACAATTCTTTTACTGGATTAGCAAATAAAGAATTGGCAGAAGCACTCGACGAAAGCCCAGCAAATATTACTCGCACGTTAGATGTATTAATTCGGGAAGGATTTGTGATCAAACTTGATACAGGCAAATTTGCTTTTAGCCCGTTACTCGCACAAATCGCAATGCGCCATAGCGTCAATATGGATAAAGCAAGTCACCATATCCAGGAATTAAAACAGCGTGTAGAAACCGCGATGTACTCATAAATAAGGACTTTATATGAATAATCTAACCTTAGAACAAGAACAAAATGCCGTTGCTTTGGCTGCTAAAGCCATGACTCGAGCTAAAACACAAGCTCATGAAGTTTTAGGAATGGTAAAAGCCTTTGATTTTGCACAAAAACTGCTAACTGTTAGCACTTTGAAATTACTAGCAAACATCAAAGAAACTAAACAATACAAAGACTTAGATGTTTATGATGCTTCAGGAAACCGCCAACATGTTAGCACTTGGGATGACTTTTGTAACTTATTAGGCTTTAGTCGCCAAAAAATTGACACTGATTTACTAAATCTAAGTGATTTTGGTGAATCATTTTTAGAAACATCTCAACGCCTTGGTCTTGGTTATCGTGATTTACGCAAATTACGTAAACTCCCAGAAGATGCTCGTTCAGAAATCGTAGATGCCGACTACTCAGAGGCAACCGACAAAGAAGATTTGATTGAGAAGATCGAAGAATTGACGGTTAAGCACGCAAAAGAAAAAGAGAGCTTAGAAGCGCAATTAAAAACAGCAAAAGACAATTATACCGCACAGGCACGTGTTCTTGATAACAAGAATAAACGTATCGATCAGCTTGATGCAGAGCTTGAGAAGAAAAAGCAATACATCAATACATTAACGCCAGATGAAAAAGGTGGCGTACTGCGCAAAGAAACATCTCAACTTGTTTACGGAGCCGAAGCAATTCTACGCGGGCAAGTGTGGAAAGCATTTGAAACATTAGATGCACATACACAAGAAAGTGGCATTGATCACAAGCAGTTTATGACGGGGGTATTAGCTGAGATTGAGCTTGTTATTAATGAATTACGTACTACGTTTAACCTCCCTCAATTTGCGGATGGTGATAACACACCTGCCTGGGCGCGTGGTAATGAAACGCCCGATTATAGTGATGCATTTAACGCCATCATTAATGGCGAAGAACAAGAATAAGGACAATCACTATGGCGATTTTACCTGAAAAACTGCTAGAGATTTCACAGCTTGCACAAGCAGCAGGACATGGCAAAAAAGGTGAAATCTATGCACAAGCTTGTGAACAGTTGAATATCAGTTATGCCACGTTAATGCGTGAATTAAAACAATTTAGTCAGCCAAAACGCAAACAACGTGCAGATAAAGGCAATGTGAACTTGAGTTTGGATGAGGCAAAAATTATTTCGGCTTATTGGTTAGCGTGCCGTCGTGGTGTGAATAACAAAGTCATGTCCAGTCTTGCTAGCGTGCTTGATGTATTGCGTGCAAACAATGAAATCAAAGCAGAATACATTGACGAAAGCACAGGTGAAATACGCTTACTTTCGGAAAGTGCGGTCAGTCGGGCATTACGTACTTATAACCTACATCCTGAACAGTTATCTCGCCCTGCACCAGTTAACAGTATGAAAAGCTTACATCCGAATCATTGTTGGCAAATCGACCCCTCTTTATGTGTGTTGTATTACCTTAAAGAGCAAACAGACGGCGGAAATGGCTTAAACATTATGGAAGAAAAAGAGTTCTATAAGAACAAACCCGCTAACGTGAAGAAAGTCGAAAATCAACGTGTTTGGCGCTATGTCATCACCGACCACACCTCTGGTGTGATTTATGTTGAATATGTGTATGGCGGTGAAAGTGCAGAAAACCTTTGTAACTGCTTCATCAACGCGATGCAAAAACGTGGTAACAACAATCCATTTTGTGGTGTACCAAAAATGGTGATGTTAGACCCTGGCTCTGCGAATACATCAGCTATGTTTCGTCACTTATGCGATCAACTTGGCATTCATCTTCAAGTTAATGCACCCGGTAAGCCGCGCGCGAAAGGACAAGTTGAGAAGAGCAACGATATTGTCGAACGCCAATTTGAAAGTGGATTGCGTTTTATGCGGGTTACGGGGTTGGACAACTTAAACCAACTGGCTGGCAAATGGATGACCTATTTTAACAGTACTGCAGTTCATTCACGCACGAGAAGAACACGTTACATGAGCTGGCTTTCTATTACTAAAGACCAACTTGTACTGGCACCAAGCATTGAAATTTGTCGCGAACTCATGATCACAAAATTAGTAACTCGTAAAGTCACTGCTGAATTAACAGTTAATTTTGGTGGTGCGGTATTTGATGTACGTAACATTAAAGAAGCAATGGTTGGTAACACACTCACGATTGGTAAAAACCCATATAGACCAGAGTGTATTCAAGTACAACGCGTGGATGAAAATGGGCATCATTATTGGACAGTTGTTGAGCCTGTTATCTTTAATGAACATGGTTTCAAAGAACAAGCGGCAGTCATTGGCGAAGAGTATAAACCGCATAATAAAAGCGAGTTTGAATATAACAAAGAAGAAGCCGAACGTATTGCTTATGGCGCTAAAACAGATGATGAAGTTAAAGCGGCTCAAAAAGCCAAAACACCGCTCTTTGGTGGTCGTATTAACCCGTACAAAAGCATTGAAGAACATAACTATGTGGACTTTATGCCAAAACAAGGTCAGCAACATGAGCTTACTGAAAATGCAAAACGTGTTGAGCTCATTCCACTCAGCACAATTGAGGTTGCAAAACGCTTAAAAGCGAAATTTGGAAGTGAGTACAGTGCAGATACATTGCAATGGCTTAACCAGCGGTATCCAAATGGCATGACTGAGCCTGAGTTAGAAGAATTACTTGCTCAACCACACTTACCAACCACGGCAAAACCATTACGTATTGTGAATGGTTAAGGATAGTCACCATGTTAAAACTCAAAGCAATTTTAGAGCAAAAAGGCGTGGCACAGCGCCAACTTGCAAGAAAGCTCAGTGTATCCCCTGCGGTGATCACAAACTTGGTCAATCATGGTCAGTTAATTAAAACAGATACTGAGCTTTTTAAGCAGAAACTGACGGTTGAATTACAAAAACTCGGTATTTCAACCGCACTTGAAGAACTTTTAACGGAGGTTTCTGCCACTGCGCCAACAGTGGCAGAAGTGTCCACTATTAATAACGGCAACCAGCCAACAACAGAGGACGATACTATGTTACTCGCAAAACAGTCTCTATTTCCAGCGACAAAAAAACATTTTTCACTTTTTTCTAATCCTTTTACTGATGAAGTGCGCTCATCTGCTGAAGTGTTTAGTTCACCAGACGTGCGTTACGTCCGTGAAGCACTCTTCCAAACGGCTAAATTTGGTGGTTTTGTCGCCGTAGTTGGCGAATCTGGTGCAGGTAAGTCAACACTACGTCGTGATTTAATCGACCGCATTAACAGTGAAAACCTGCCAGTTGTGGTGATTGAACCTTACATTATCGCCATGGAAGACAACGATTTAAAAGGCAAGACACTTAAAGCGGCACACATTGCTGAAAGTATTATCAATACTCTAGCACCACTTGAAAATGTTAAACGCTCACCTGAAGCACGTTTTCGCCAACTTCACCGCGTCTTAAAAGACAGTGCGCGCGCAGGCAATCAACATGTGCTAATTATTGAAGAAGCACACAGTTTACCTGTGCCAACATTGAAACATTTAAAACGTTTCTTTGAACTTGAAGATGGCTTTAAAAAGCTACTGTCTATCGTACTTGTCGGTCAACCGGAGCTTAAATTAAAGCTTTCAGAGCGTAACTTTGAAGTCCGCGAAGTCGTTCAACGTTGTGAAATTGTCACGCTTGAGCCATTGGATAGTTGTCTAGAGCAATATGTTGATTTTCGAGCACAAGCCATCGGTAAAAAAGCATCAGATTTCTTTGATAAAGATGCACTCGATGCTGTTCGTCAACGTTTAATTATGACCAACAGCAGAAATAAAACACAAACCAGCCTGTTATATCCATTAGCGGTGGGCAATTTACTAACGTCAGCCATGAATTTAGCGGCTGAACTTGGCTCACCACTTGTCACAGCTGACATTGTAAAGGGGGTGTAATTATGGCTAAACAACCCGCACAAAAGAAAAAAGTTCAACTCAATATTGCCAATATACATGTGTTATCTCAATTAACTGCCGCATATAAAGCGACTATGGCATGCGCAAGATTAGGGTTAACGGTTCTACATGTCAGACTTGATGGAAGTGTACCCACGCTTGAAGTACAGCACAACGCGCTTACGCAAAAGTGGTTAGACACTGACAAGGCGTTTGTTTATTCGCATATGCACGATGCAACAGAACAACTTATTTCAACAGCACAACGCATGTTAGCGAGTTGTCGTATTATTTTTTCATTTCCACGTTCAGAAACTATTCATTAATGAGGGCTTATGGGTAAAGAAACAATAAAACAAATTAATAGAAACAACAAAGATCTGTTTTATCGCTACTGTCTGATGTTTGTTCTACAAGCAAAAGATCCCGCAACAATTGCAAATGCTTTAATCAATGGCATTGATTATTTTGAAGTCATTAAAAACAGTAACAACAATGACACGTTTAAAGCAATTTTAAAGGAACATCAAAATGCCGGAAAAAACGCAGAAAAATAATTTCATCAGAATTGAAAAAACAGATGACCGATTCCTGGACTTATTGGTTTTTATGCTGAGAAAAATTGAACTGACACCAGAAAATATGGCGGTAATGATTGCAAGTGAAATTACATATATCGAATTAAGACAGGAAACAATGGAAATCCGTTTTTACTTTAAAAAAGACCCAAGCATCTTTCATGCGAAGCTTGAAAAGCTTGCAAAAGACTCAGATACGATTCATTAAAAATAACAAGGAGACAAATATGGCTAAGCAAATCATTAATGGTAAAACCTACTGGGCTGATGCAAAAGGTAATCTCACGCCGGAAGAACTCATTAAAGAAATTGATAGAGAACGTGATTCACTAGTCAATGAATGGGTGGAAAAAGCCATTGCACTGCACGGTGAGATGAAAGCATTTAAAGAGCATATTTTTGGTGATATTCAAGCATTTATTGACCTATCAGCTGAGAAATATGATGCCAAAATTGGCGGTAATAAGGGCAATATTACGCTATTTAGCTACGATGGTAAGTACAAAATTCAGCGCGCTATTAACGACAACTTGCAGTTCGATGAGCGTATTCAAGCGGCAAAAGTCCTCATTGATGAGTGTTTAAATGAATGGTCCGAAGGTTCTCGCCCAGAACTTAGAGCTTTAATTGAACGGGCGTTTAATGTGGATAAAGAAGGGAATCTCAATACTTCACGTATTCTTGGTTTGCGTCGTGTCGACATTAAAGACAAGCGTTGGTTAAACGCGATGCAGGCTATTAGTGAAAGCGTGCAGGTTGTCAGCTCTAAAGCGTATGTGCGCATTTATGAGCGCGTGGGTGATACTGATACATGGAAACCAATTTCACTTGATATTGCTGGGGTGTGAAATGAAAAAGTTTATTGTACGTGTTGAATGCTTACTTGAGGTCTTGGTGGTTGCGGAAAATATCGATGATGTATCTAAGTTAACTGACGATTTTAGTTTAGAAAAGCTCGATAAATTACCAAAACAGATTTCGGAAGTGCGAAATGTAACTGAAATTGGAGAGATGTAAATGACATTAACAGAAAAGCAAGATTGTGCGGCAGAAATTGCAGATATTATCAATGCATTTCAAGCATCGCTTGACTTTATGAATAATGGCGATGAAAGAAGCAGTGCCATTATGTTTAACAGTGCACTGCGTGAAGCTAAAAATATTAAGCGCAAAATTGCTTTTCTTCGCAACATTGCACCAGAAATCAGCGAAGAGAAGCAACTCAGAGAAAGAGGTAAATTATGAAAGTAACATTTAATCCCCCACACCCATCCATTAATGATGATGGATTCGCAGAAGAAACAGTGCATGCATTCATTAAACAGCATTATCCAGATTCTTATCATGAGGATGCTTTAGTTGCAGAAGAATATAGGGATGGTATTTATAAGTCGCTAATTGCAGAATTTCACTGTTATCAAGACCCACAAGTATTGATGACGTTATTAATTCAAGATTATGGCTGGGAGTTCACTTACGAAGATTTGTGTAAGATTGAAAAATTCGAGTTGTTTGTAAATCGGCAAATTTACGAAAAAGAGAACCAATGGATACAACATAATGATATTAAACCTCCTTTTCCTATTGGGGCTAAAGTACGCTTACCGAGTTTTTATGAAGAAAAAATTGGAACAATTGTTGCAATTAACAAATACAGAGCTGCGCGCTATAACGTTATGACAAAAAGTCAAATTGATTGGAACAATGAACAAATAGCTACAGGCTCACCTGCAAGACAATGTGGTCATATAATTAAATTTGAAGACCTCGAATTAATTGAAGATTAAGGAGTAAATATGAGACCAGAATTCCGTTATTTCAAATGTTCTCTTGATAAAGAGCCTATTAAATCACTTGATAAACAATGGCGAGATGATCGCGAAAAAAGAGATAAAGAATTAGAAACTATTTTTCAGACAATTCCTTTTTATGAATGTTGGTATGGTGACGAAAATAGCATCTTTGGTATTGCATGTACTATAAACAATCCAGAATTTGAAAAAATCAAAGATGACAATTCTTACAAAATTGAAAAAATAAATAATGAAAGAGTAAAAATTACTGGCGATGGACGCACTAAAGTAGGAAAAGCGCTCAATGCAAAAATCCAAGACATTAGAGAGTTATTAAAAAAATACCCAAGTTTCAATAATTTTATGTTACGTAAATTAAAACTACGTTGTTGGGTACTTGGTAATCGCATGGGGTATGTTACAGTGTGTGGTGTCGCAGACAATCATTTCCTTGTATCAATACCAGTTAAAACAAAAGCATTTGGTGGTGATAACTTTCCAAATATTCCAGATTTTCTCACTGAAATTAAGCAGAGTGAATTTTTGGCATTACAAGGAGAATAGATTATGGGCACGGAAAAAGAACCAAAAGTGTTACTTACACTTGAAATTGAAATTGATGAAGTAACCGCTGATAACTTAGCGTTCTCAAAAGATACGGAGATCTTGGGTGGAAAAGTAAAACGTATTAACTGGGAAGGTAGTCTTTTTGAAGAATTGGAGTGGCATCAAAGCTTATTAGACCATGAGGCTATGACTTTTTTATTAGCAAGAGAGAATACAGACGAAAGAATAAGAAACGCAATCTCAAAAGCATTACAGGAATTAGTTTCAGAAATAGAAGAAGAGGAAAAATTAAAACTAGATGATGATGACATGTTACCTTACTAAATAAGGCATATTTACAGCCCATTTACCCCCAAAAAAAGTGGGCTGAATAATGTGTTTTATGGTGATAAAAATGGAAAATCAAATTAGACGAAAACAGTTAATTAAATTAATACATATAGCACAATCAAAGCTTGGTATGGATAAAGAAACATACCGAGCTTTCCTCGTTAATACAGTAAAAAAATCTAGTTGCTCTAACATGACCGTTTCTGAGCTTGAAAAAGTACTAGATGGTATGAAATCTCGCGGTTTTAGTACCAAAACAAACACTACAAAACGCAGAATAGGCACAAGCCAGCAATACACTTTAAGCAACATTACAAAGAAAATACGTGCTAAATGGCTTGAAATGTATTCACAAGGTATAATTAGAAATAGCAGTGAAGACGCATTAAACGCTTATGTTGCAAAGATTGCTAAAAATAAAGATGGTCAGCCAATCCAATTTGTGAGCTGGCTTGATAACGAGCAAGCAACAAAAGTTTTAGAAAGATTAAAGAAGTGGCAGCAACGTGAACTAGGAGGTATGTAATGAGCACACAAATGGAAGTAACGCGACACGAGCTTTTACGCGATATTGAAGATAATGTGAGCGCGTTATGTAAAAATTACAATCTAGATCAGGACATTTGTGAACAGATTTCAATACACGTCGCTGATTTTTTGGCTGAACACTACGGCGGTATGGTAATTTCCTTTCCTAAGGATTTTCATTATAAAATCGCACAACGTGACTTAGATATTTATAACGACTTCAACGGGAATAACTGGGTTTTCTTAGTTAAGAAATACAATATGACTGAATCAGGTATTCGTAAAGTGATTAATCGAGTTCGTAAACAAGTCATAAAGCATAATCAAATGGATATGTTCACGTAA